TACCCAGGTTCGTTTTTTTGCTGCAGGCCACGCAGCCTTTAGGCCAAATCTTCTACTAACCAAGGCCAACGATCTTTACAGATATCATATATCTCTAAAGCCACTTGCCGTATTTCCCATTGGGAATGTATATCTAATCTCAATTTTAGGAAAAGTCTTAATGCTCTAAAATTCATATTCACACATACATTCGTATTTATTCCCTGTGGTAATAAGAATCTAGCATCCTGCTTATCAATCCCATTGTCCAACATTTCTTTGTAAATTCTCTTTGCTTCATTTACATATTCTACCATCCCTTCATATTGTTTTAATACAGAGTATGGATATGTAAATTCCATATTAGACACATCCACATATCTTTCGCTCATTACGCAATAACTTGCGTGACGATGTCTAACTAATTGATTCTGACATATCCGGCTAATGCCAGATATCATAAACGTAGCAGAAGCAAATTCTAATGGCGTTTCGTGCCCAGATTTAATTAAACCCTGCACGAACTTATCCCTTATATCCATCTTGTCTTTATTATGGCTATTATAACACGTTCTAGCTGCAAAAGAGATAACAAATAATGGATCAGTTGTGCAATCAATCAATTCTACTTTCATAATATTCTCCAAATCTATATCGGTAGCCCATTCGCAAAGCTGCCGGAGCACTCGTTACGAAGGACTAGAGAGTTTGCATCTAGTATTTGGTTATGGCGTATGATCGCACCAACCTTCTGCTACAATTATTTGAGTTTGCCATTGTAGCCAAGCGAGAATGATTACATACTAGCATTAATTGCTAAAAAATGCAATTATTTTACAAAGCCAACTAAATCATTGTGAGAATCACTATGTTCATAATACTTGCCATCTTCATAGACACTGAAAAGTTCTCCAGTTTCTTCTACGACACATTGGTAAGTATTGTGAATACACTCAAATCCATATACGAAACACTTTCTACCATCACGTCTTTCATATACGTTTCCTACAAATACATGCTCGATTTGTTCAGTCATATTATTCCTCCTCTGGTTCATATCTAGCAACGATATGTCCAAACACGCTTACTACTTGTGTTAAATAGCCCTCTTCTGTTTGGATCACATATACATGATAAACCCAATTCGCATTGCTCGGATGATAATATCCAACCTTGCAATTCTTAAAATCTTCTATGCATTTATCATGGTATTTCTTTCTGTTTGTGAAATCCATAATCTGCTTAATATCTTTGTATTTAAACTGTCCTGTCATAACTTTTCCTCCATTTCTGCTAAACGATACGGCATTAAGCATATAATCTGTTCACCTATTGGCCTTACATAATGCCAAAAACAAGGATTATTCGCACCGCGAGTGCGTGGCCTATATGCTATAGCCTCCGGACAAACAAATTCCAACGCAGCCAGATTTTCGCTCTTAAACGCTGTATATGATTGAGCATACGGCACTTTATCTAGCTCTAAAGGTATAATATCTCTGTAATTAGGATATCTTAATTCCGTAATTTCTTCACAAACAACTTTTTCTTCCGATATCGGATTACGTAAAATATACATATCATTTAATTTCTCTAAATAATATGAATATTTCCCTTTTACTTTAGGAATTTTAATTACTAATTGACCAACCAAACTTTCAGTATCTAGTTTCTTTCTGATAAATACATATAATTTTGTACCATCAGTAGCAGCAAACTCGACCTGATCATCATCCATTCTAATGCTGATTGCCTGCAAGATTGGTCTACTCTTTAGCTTGCTGGTAAACTTCTGTAACTGCTTAATTAAATCTCCACTAATTTCTATAAACATACTGCCTCCTAATCAATTAATTCATATTGATCCTCACCAGGGATAACAGCCAAACCTCCCCATGTGCCATGCAACTGTCCGAAATCATCAACATCTTTGACAATTCCAGTTCTTCCGCAATAGTTCGGTTCATCTGCCATCCAAGTAATTTTAATTTTCTTTCCAATAATTGATTTATCCATATTGCCTCCTAATTTAACCGATAAACGTAAAACGTCATACCGTTTACTTCATATTCATTTTCTCTCCCATCATAGTGAGAAATGAAATGACCTCTGCCATCCGCACAGATTGCATCCTCTACAAATTCATCCATATCTGGGATCATAGCCTTAATTAGCTCATTAACTCCTTCAGCAAAATGACCTTGTATTTTCTCTAAAGCCTCTTTTGCTTCATCGTATTCCCAGTTAGACATATTCTCGTATGTAGAGCAATGAGAGAGAATGAAGTTAGGCATAAATGCCCAAACGCTACGCTCTATTTCTTCTCTAGCTTTATCGTCAGCCTCTTTTTCTGTTAATACCAGATATTCTTCGTTCCCGATAGTAAAGCCATTCTCTTCATATTGAGAATCAAAAACATCTTTCATATCTCCATTTTGTAGATTAAGATGTTCTTTTAATGCTTCTAATCTGTCTGTTCTATGCGTCATTTTCTCTTTAGCTTCGTGTTCCATATTCGCCTCCTATTTACGAACTAACAAAGTAAGCGTAGTGCGCTCTGTATCTTTATTAATTGTTGTTCCTGTGCAACTAACCACATACGCACCTGGTCTTTGATACAGTTCTGTTCTGGAATCGTAATAGAATTCTTCGCTTACTACTTTGCCATTAATTCTATATTGATGACAACTATTTCTATCTTTCTTTCTGTACGATTGATAGATAAACTCATAATATTCTTTAGGTTTCGGAAATTTCATAATTCCTCCTTAACTATGAAAGTCTACTATCACAGCATAAGTATGATTGTATTGTACATCATCAAGTCTACTACGCCAATCTGATATACCATCCATATCGTAGTATCCCTCATAAATAGCGAACATACCTTTGGGCTCTGCTTTCCATCTAGGAAATCCAAGATGTTTAGCATAGCTTATACCATCTAATTGTTCACACATACATTTTGCGTTATACCAAAGCTCTGATTTAATAAGTCTGTCTAATTCGGCTTTATAGCGTTCGTAAGTGTCTTTGCTATATAAGACATTAGCAAACGCTTCTAAATCGAAATTAGACCGTATTTCAGCGTTGTAATGACCTAATCTGTAATCATTTTCTAGATATTTATCAGTATTTATATCCAAAACACCAATAATTTCATAACTATCTACTCTATCAGAGATATTATTGTTATTTAGCATACTATCGATATGTGATACAGCTTCCTCCATATCGGTTGCGTCATTGGTTAAGAAAATATGTGTACTATGGCTCATATTATTTCTCCTGTTTATATTGTTTTTCAAATCTTTTAGCGAACTCCACGCAAGATTTGATGGTAGGAAATCCGCTACAAGCAATAGACGAACCGTCTACTGTTTGGATAGTAACACTGTAAGAGCGATGTATTTGCTCTTCTATTTTAATCTTCATATTCGTGGTAGTAGTCAGAATCTTCATCGACATAGCCTCCTTGTTTCATACCGGCTAATGTTTCTCTAGCCTCTTCTTCTATATGTTCTTCATAGAGTTGTAATCTTTCACATTTCTCTATGCAATTATCTTTATTGGTACAATCTTGTTTAAATGGACATTCTTGCATACGTCCAAATAGATAGAATAACATAATATCTCCTATAATTCGTAATATGATTTTCCTTCTTTGGATAATTTCTCTAAAATTTCTTTTTGTCTGGCTCTTATTTCTTTAGCTTTCTGTTCTTTTTTGTAATACCAGCCAGAGATGATATCTCTATAGTAGATTTTATAATCTACATACATAATGATGCCTAATAATACACTGGCAAAGGTATTAGTCATACCGGTTAAACCTCCTCTGCCAGTGAATATTAGTACAGCGAGCGAGACAATTAAGTTAATGATAAAAAACTCAATTCCAATCCAAGGAATAGTTTTTACGTATTTGGAATGTAATTTAAATAATATGTTTCTAGCAGGAACATAGAACATATATTGAACAACTAATTGGATTACTAAATAGATTGCTAACATTGTCGTATTCATAATTATGCCTCCATTATTTGTTTAATACACCAAATGTATCTTTTAAAGTCATTAAATGAACATCTTTGACCGGATAATACTCTTTTTAAGTATAGTTTAATGTATAATCTACATATAGCTTTTTTCATAACTGCCTCCTAAATATCTTTTAGTATATAATTCATCCATATATGGACATTCACAACAATTTCTGTTACAGTTAATACACTCATTACTCATAATTACCTCCATTATTATCACTCTATTGTAAAGAGTGCTAATTTTCTATTATTATATATTTCTTTTCTTTATTTTCTTTTCTTTACGTAATTACGTATTTATATATTTATATATTATATATACACAGGGGGATATATATTATTATATTATTACGTAATTATATATTACGTAGTTTATATATAATATATATAGAATCTTTATATCCTATGAGTGAATAACGGCAAGTGAGCGAAAGCGAACTAGCGAGCGGTAGCGAGCGGCAGACCGGAGGGATGCGCCGTTATACCAGGCAGTTAGCTGTTTTCACGTGAAAACTATTTGCGAAAACCATGAGCGGTAAACGCAAAAATCCCATGAGCACGACAAGCATGAATCAGAGTAAACCACTTGCGAAAAGAAAAAAACGCTTATTTTTTAAATAAATAGACAATAAAAGAGCCCCCTTTCGGGGGCTCTTACTACTTGGATAGTGTTTCAACTACCCAAGGTTCTATCTTTGTATTAGCTTGCTTTGCTACTGCACCTGTACAACCGAACGCAGACAAAAACAAGAGTCTTTTTATTTCTGCAATACTTTTATTTCTGATTTCCTGATTAGTCATTTAAAATACCTCTATTTTACTTTAATTTGTCCGTCGTAGTCTGTCGTTTCAATAGTGAAAATAATACAACTATCTTTTCCTATTGTTATTCTGTCGGCGTGTTTCGCTTTTGCTATGCAGTAATTATACATAGTTACAGGACAGGAAAAGCGTTTATTTTCAAATACAGTTTTTCTGCTTAACTCATCCTCTACATTTAGCACTTGTTCGGATACTTCCCTCCATACGGCGCTATATTTGGCAGGAAGGAAGCCCGTATCAGTGGGAAGGATATACCCACGTAAACGGACAGCAGAAAAATAGGTTGTAATTGTATCGTACTCGCTACCTTTATTTTTCGGTTCGGTAGGTTCGCAATTTTCTATTTCTATGTCATAAACTGCGAACTGATACGAGCAATTACGCTCTATCGGTTGTGGTACATCTTGTTTGATTGCGTCTATTATTCTCATACTTTCCACCTTTAGCCCTGCTACCTAGTACCCTATATAATAGGTTTATAGTGTAGACTTACGGGGGTACTCAAATTGTCAAAGATTTACTACTAACTACCTTTATATTATAGCACACTTTACCGACGGCGGAAAAGAATTCTTTTTTTGCGCGGTATGCACCCAAAAAATGTAGGGGTCCTGTTTTCTCCAAAAAGGGAACCCACCATATACTTCCGCAAACCTCCATTTTGTAAAAAGTAATTCTTAAGCATGCTTTATTTATTTAGGTATCTTTTATTTAGTCAAAACGGTACCATATTTTGATTTTTGGTACCAATATAGTATTAGGTATTGACAAACATAGAAAATATGTTTATAATGGGTTTTAGTATGGATATAATAAAAGAGCAGTACAATGAGTTAGACAATGATTTGCTGCCTGTAGATGTTATACAGGGAGAGGTTGTTGATGACAAAGAGAAGTTGATGGAGAAAGCGGAGAGGGAAGCGGTAGAGAGGGAATACTTAAAGAGGAAGTTAGAGATGGCTGAATGGGCGGAGAACAAGAAGTTATTACAGAACAGTGCTCCGACGGACAATCAATTAGATGTGATATTTGACAGATTAAGGCGTGGGTTTACGTTACAGAAGGCGTTAAAGGATATATGTTCGTATGCTACATGGTGTAAATGGAAAGAGAAGTATCCGGTATTATTAGCGATGGAAGAGGAAGCGAGGCAGCAGAGGATATGGGATTTGCAAGCCAAGCAGCAGCGTATTGCGGATGGTGAAGGGATGGATGGCAACGTAGTGAGTGATGATAAGGATACGATGCGTAGAATTACGAGGGCTAAATTACGGATAGACACTTACCAACAGGAGATCAATCGGTATGATAGGCTTACGGAAGCCAGAAATGCGAAGAACGAGAAGAATGGCACGTTAGTACCGATACAGATAAATGTAGGATATGGAAGAAAACAGATCTAAAGAGCTTAACATACAATTGGCTAAGATATATGAGCCTTTGTGGAAAAAGAAACGTATGAAGGCCATGTTTGGTGGGCGTGGTGGTGGTAGGTCTCACAATGTGGCTAGATATATACTGATACGTTCTTTGCAAGAGAAATTACGTATTTGGTGCGCTAGAGAGATCCAGAACAGTATTAGTGACTCTGTGCAACACTTATTTGTAGAGCTAATACAAGAATACAAATTAGAAGATTATTTTAAGATTACAGACTCAGACATAACGTGTTTATTGACTGGGTCTTATTTTATGTTTAAAGGTTTTAGAGGTTCTGGTGGTACTTATTCGTCTGAAAGATTAAAAGCGTATGAAGATTTTGATATTTTGTGGGTAGAAGAGGCTTCTGCTTGTTCTATGGATAGTCTTAATGTAGTGTCAAAGACTATTCGTAAAGAAGGTTCAGAATTACTGTTTACTTTCAACAGGGTGCTTGAAGAAGATCCGGTTTGGAGGTTTACTTGCTATGATTGTGGGGATATTTACAAAACCGGTTATTTTGAAGATGATGACAGACTCATTATTTACGCTAATGTAGAGAAGAATGAATTTGCTACTTCTATTCTGTATAAAGAGCAAGAGCAGGACAAGAAACGTTTAACTGTAGAAGAATATAACCGTATTTGGCTTGGATATCCCGATTTATCCGGTGATGGAAAAGCATTTTTTACAAGAGATGAGATATATGGGGAAAAGAAAGAGCCTCCTGAAGAGCTATACAAACGCTATGAAGTGGTGTGTGGATTCGATCCGAGTGGGGGCGGAAAAGACAGCTCTTGCGCTATTGCTAGACAAGGGCCCAAGATTCTAGAGATTGCTGTATGGCAGGGGATTAGAGATCCTTACCAGCTGGCTGATATGTTTTTGGCATTTAAGAATAAGTATAACTGTACAAAAGCATATTGTGATGCCGGCTATGGACAGGGAGTGATTACGCTTGCTAACCAGCGTGGTGATTACGTGATTCCTATTTCTTTTGGTGCTAGAGCTGTAGATGCAGAGCATTATCGCAACAAAAGAGCTGAAATATATGGGAAATTGCGTGATTGGCTGCGCTCTGGTGGCTATTTGGGAGATCCAAAAGACCCTAAAGTAGTAGAACTAAAGCGTGAGCTTCAAAGTATTAAGATTAATCTAAGAAAATCTGATGAAGGAGCTTTACAGTTGTGTAGTAAAGATGATATCCGTAGAGAGATTGGCAGATCGCCTGATTATGCAGATGCGTTGGCTATCTCTTTTGGTAATTTTAAAGATAAAGTGATATTAGATGAGCAGTTTCGCCCCATAGAAGATGAAGGGGCTGGCTATAGGGTGGAGTCTATGGCACAAATAGATGTTCATAGTCTGTTATAGGGAGAGATAATGGCAAAAACAACATCAGCAGTTAAAACAATCTGCAAAAATTGCGGTAAAGAACTAGATAATGGCAAAGATTACTGCAACCAGAAGTGCTACTTGGATTTTATAAAGCAAAACGGTAAAAAAGGCAAATCCGAACAGCTTTATAAACTATCTAATAAGAATAAATGCTACAGATGTGGCAAAGAATTACCCCCTGATTGGATTAGTGCCTATTGTACAGCTTGTGAGAATAGATGGGATGTCTAATGCAATTAGTTTGACAAAAAAGTTAAAAAAATGTAAATAATAAATGAATGGAGATATTATGCCTGAAGAAACAACGAATACCACTGTAGAATCAACACAAACGGCTGAAACTGCCCCTAAAACGGCAGATTCAACGCCAGCCGCTACTACCCCTGCGGAACCTGCTAAAGAAGCTGTAGAAACGGCAAAAACGGAAGAAACTGCAAAAGAAACGGCAGAGCCTGCTAAAGCAGAAGAAAAACCTGCTGTGGAAGAATATACGGTTGATTCTTATAAAGATTTAGTAGATGATGAAGAAATCGAAGAATTTGAATTAACAGATGAGAATCTGAATGTATTTAAAGAATTAGGTGCTAAAAACCATATCGCTCCTGAAGCGTTAAAAGCTATCTCTAAATGGTCTTTAGATAACATTCGTAAACAAAGAGAAGCTGCTGAAAAAGTACGTGAAGAATGGCGCAAGCAGAATGAAGAGAAATATGGTGACAATCTGAAAAATGTTAAAACCAATGTAGGAAGAGTACTCGCTGATATGGATAAATCCGGTCAGTTTGCAACCCTACTAAAAGACGTTGGAGCTGAAGAGCATCCAGCCACATTAGCTTTCTTATCCGCAATAGGAGACGTTCTATTGGAAAAAGGATCTGTAAATCCTAATGCAACCGTTCAAGGAAAAGAAATGTCCTTGGAAGATATGTATCGTAACAACAAATAATTTAATTTAAGAGGAATAAAAAATGGCTGAATATTATAGCTTATTGGACCACGCTAAACAATTCGCTCCTAATGGCGATGAATATGCCGTGGCTAAAGTATTAGAACAAAGCAATCCTGTTATTAAGGATATGCCTGTGATCGAATCTAATGATGAATCCGGTCACACTTATGCAGTACAAACCGGTATCCCTGAGCCGACTTGGCGTCGTGCTTATGAAGGTGTCGAGCCGACCAAACATACTCAAAAAGTCGTGCATGATACCTATGGTCGTATGTCTGCTTTCTCTATCGTTGATGTGGCAGTAGCCGAAAAAGGTGGTAAAATCGCCGAAACTCGTGCTGCTATGGCTGAACATCATTTGGAAGGTATGGCTCAAGG